CATACTACCCATAGTAGTAACAGCTGCTGTATTAAAAAGCGGTACACTTGTAAGAGCAGTGCAACCCTGAAACATACTACCCATAGTAGTAACAGCTGCTGTATTAAAAAGCGGTACACTTGTAAGAGCAGTGCAACCCTGAAACATATTACTCATGAATTGCACAGCCCCTGTATTGAATAGTGGTACTGTTGTAAGAGAAGTACAACCATTAAACATAAGATTCATATTAGCAACAGCCCCTGTATTGAATAGTGGAACACTTGTAAGAGAAGAGCAACTACCAAACATACTAACCATATTAGTAACAGCCCCTGTATTGAATAACGGTACACTTGTAAGAGCAGTGCAACTACTAAACATACTACTCATATCAGTAACAGCCCCTGTATTGAATAGTGGTACAGTTGTAAGAGAAGAGCAACCAGTAAACATACTATTCATGAATTGCACAGCCCCTGTATTGAATAGTGGTACAGTTGTAAGAGCAGTACAACCACTAAACATAAAAGGCATCCTAGTAACAAGCCCTGTATTAAACAGAGGTACAGTTGTAAGAGAAGAGCAACTAAAAAACATACCACCCATAGTAGTAACAGCTGTTGTATTGAATAGTGGTACTGTTGTAAGTGATCTACAGCCAGAAAACATTCCATCTGGTGGAAAACTACCTCCCATAGTAGTAACATTTTGCGTGTTAAATAATGGTACAGTCTGAAGACGGGAACAAGAGGCAAACATACTAGCCATATTAGTAACAGCTGCTGTATTAAAAAGCGGTACGCTTGTAAGAGAAGAGCAAAAATTAAACATGCTCACCATATTAGTAACAGCTGCTGTATTGAATAGTGGTACAGTTGTAATAGACCTGCAACCACTAAACATACTAGCCATATTAGTAACAGCCCCTGTATTAAAAAGCAGTACAGTTGTAAGAGTAGTGCAACTCTGAAACATACTAGTCATATTAGTAATATTAGTAAGATCATTAAAAGATACATTTTTTAATGAAACTAAATTTGCAAATGAATTAGTTAAGTCAGTTAATAATCCTATATTGACTCCAGTGAAACTAACTAAATTTTTACAAAAAGCCAAAGAAGCGGTTGCATTACCAAGAGTTAAACCTGTTAAACTTGGGCAAGATAAAACTATTTCTAATATAGGAGAAGAATCAGGAAATGTAGATCCTGCTTGTGCATACTTTTGGTTAAAGTTTACACTTGTTATATTTTGACCAGCTTGAGGAGTAATGACTACAACTGCCATTTTATAACCATCACTTGTAACGGTGGCATTTAAATCTGGGTCGGTATAAGAATATTCATGTTGAGCCTTAACACCAGATGCAACATTTTCTGTTACACCATCACCCCAATCAACTGTATATGCTCCAGATATTGTAAAAGCGAGAAAGTTAGATTGTTGCGGAAACACTGGCATCAACAAAGCTATTTTTTGCTCTGAAGATATTATAGTCGGCATTGTTAGCCAATCAGCTGGACGTGTCCAAGTGCTTGATGTTGAGCTAGTAGGTGATGGTTGTTTAATACGCAGTCGATCAAATCTATCCTTTTTAAAAAAAGAAGACTTACGTGAGACTAACGGTCCAACTTTATTTCCGTAACGAATACTCATATTAACTTATCCTATTTACATAGCCAAAAACATTAATGCCACTCAATACACTAGCATTTCCATATATAGAAGATCCCGTAGTTCCATCTCCTTGTAAAATTAAACCAGGGCAGATTAATGTATTTCCAGCATAAGCCTCAATAACACCTTCAAATAAAATATCAGTTGAAAAATCTGTACCTCCATATAATAAATTAAACATTATATCTGATGTTGTAGAGTTTGTAGCATACAACCACACTTCATCCATTATGCCTGATGATGCTTGTGTTGTGTGTATTGTTGTAGTGTTAGCACCACTGGCAGCTATAACAATAGACTTGCCATTTGTGCTTTGTGATAATAATTGCTTTGTATATGTTGCCATGATTTTATTTATTTTTTTATAAAAAGATTGAAAGACCTATAATTGTATTTGAGTCATCAGGACCACCTCCTGAAAATAATGTAGCTATATCAACACCACCGCTCAATATTTGACCATTGATATTCAATGATCCATTCATGGTTCCACCATCTGCAAATTGTTGAGCTACAGTACCGCCACCACCGCCATGATATGCTGTATATTTTCTAAGAGCGATTATCTCATTTGATATTTTATTTGATATTTCTTTCTGGAGATCGCTTTTTATTGAATTAATATCAATTTCTTTCTTTTCCCCAGTTTTTTTATTTTCAACAATATATTCTATTGCTTTATTTTCTTTAATGGATTTGATTTCTTTTAAGAGATTATCTCTGCTTTCGTTTATTAATCCAATAAAATACTGTCTGTTTTCGTCTGAAAGATCTATAAGTTTATTTTCAACAACGTCAAGTTTCTCATCGTAATATGTTGTTATGCTATCTTCGTTTTCTTCGATCTTTTCATCAATTATTTTTATGATGTTCTCTTTTAATTCTTTTTGAGTTTCATCAATTTTATTTTCAATATATGTTATTGATTTTTTATTTGATGATACGCTTTTTGAAATTAAATCGTGTAATTCAATTGATTCTTTTTGTACTGATAAAATTTCAGTTTCTAACTTATCTTCGACATTTTTTAAATCAACGCTGGTTGCTTTTTCAGAAAGAGCCGAATCAAAATCATTTTTTATATTTTCAAAAGAAACTTCCGATTGTTGTGAAATTTTATCAATACCATCGTTGATGACTTTGATAACCTGATTATTATAAATTTCTGTTATTAATTCTTTTATTTTATTTTCAAATATTTTTTCGGTATTTGAAAAATCTTCTTCGATTAATTTCTTAAAATCATCAGAAATGATTTCTAATTTCAAATCAATTGATTCATAAATTTCAGAATTATTAATATTCAATCTATCAAATAATTCTTTTTTAATTTTATCTGATACATCGACAAATTCTTCAAACCATGATTGCTTAGAAGATTCCAATAAAGATTTTAATTCTTTTTTATTTTCTTCTTTTTGCTGTTCTAGAATTTTTAACTGGTTTTTATTATATTCATCAGTTTGCTGTTTTGCAGCTTTTTTAACATTTTCTATATATTCCAGAATTTTATTTTTCTTTTCTTGAATATCTATGAGTTCTTTTTCAAACGATTCTTTGGAATATTCTTCAACCTCATCAAATTCTTCAGTTATCGCTGGAATATTTTCTTCTACAGATTCTTGAATCAATTCATTTTGTTCATTGAACACTATTTGAAATTTACCTTCGTTTAATATAAATGGGTATTCTTTTTTAATCCCGTCGATTTCCACGGGTATTTTTACAATAGGTTTTTTTTCATATTCTCCTATTTTTTCAGAAATGAATTTTTTACCATTTATTGATATTTCATAAACATCAAAAAATACTTCTTCATAATTTTCTATTTGAAGAATATTTTTATCCCCCGATGTGGAGATAAAATTGACATTTTCCGTAAAAATCCTCATTTATCTTATTTATTAAAAGAATTTTTAATTCAATTCCTTCTCTGTTAAAATAAGGAACTTCCATCCTTTACTTTCGCAAAATTTTCTAGCTGCTGGCCATTTACCTTCGTGATTTATTATCCATTGTGTTTGTTCATACAACAAACTACTTTTTCGTTTTCCCTGTTTTGATTCTGGTTTTAAAGTCTGTTTGTGTGGTTTTATTTCTACTAAATATTTCACTAATTTAGTTCCTTCCATTATTTCAACATAATTATCCACATAATACTTGTGCCATTTTCCATCAATTTTTGAAACGTATGGTATTATTATATTTTCACTTCCCCAACGTATAACATTGCTATTATTGTCACAAAACATAAAAAACTTACATTCTAAACCACTACGATAAATTGCAGTAGTTCCAATAAATTTTTTAGGATTTTTTGGTTTGTAAATTCCTTGACGGAATCTTTTGTCTCTTTTTAAAGGAAGCATATTATCCAACTAGTAGCGAGACAGGGGAAAAATCTCCGTATCCACCTTCGACCAACATTGTTTCCAATGCTTCTTTTTCTCTGATACCCTCTGCGAGAATAGTATCACCGCTGAAATTTCCACCACCAAGTAATGAAACTCCTGTTATTTTTGTAAGGATTCTTCCCCACATTACTTTAGCTAATGCTACACTGTATTCCAATACCCATTTTTCTTTGATTATGTCTCTTATTGGTCTTTCAACATAACAAGAAATTACACCATAGAATCTTGTATTTTTTGGTTGCGGATAGAATTTTAGATATTGTGTTCTTGCATCAAAATGTATATCTCTACGAATTGCTAAAAGCTTTTCTCTTGTTTCAATCCAATCTTTCATAGTATGCCATGAAAGTAAATCAAAACCATAATTACCCATAGCATAACTGAAATATGTTTGTTGTGCAAGTGTTTGTTCTAAGGTGAATAATGTATTTATACCTTGATTACTTCCTTCTTCAAAATCAGTAACGGAGATTACTTTTCTATAATCCATCACATCATAATCAAACATGTTATTGTATTGAGTTGCATTTTCTATGTTTTGACATTGAGAAGATATTTTTCTTTGAGGAGACATTTTGAAATATGAACTCAATCGAGGATTGTATGATATGAATTGATTATATATTTCAGAGTTAATTATTTGCATTTCGTAAATTCCATCTGATGCAACTGCAGAACTCAACGCACTACTTGCTGAAAAATAAGATTGTGGAATTGAAGATAATGATACATACAATGCTTCTGGAATATCAACAGTAAAATCTGGATTTGATCTATTTGGTTGTTGTAATTTTTGACTCAATGTGAATCCAGTATTTGCAACTGTAAATAAATGATCAAGCCTTATGCCTTTGTTTGATTCGTATAAATTACTATCAAATATCAAATATTCTTGAGTATACCCAGCATATTTGGTAAAAAACTCAACAGCCATTGAAATAGAGTCATATAATTGATCAGGATGAATTTCAACATTTATAATTGGATGTCCCAACATTCTCATGATACGTTCTCCCAATTGCTGAAAACATTCTATCTTTGAATTTAAATTCGTTGACATGAATGCTGATATCGGACTTATTTGGCACAATTGAGACATAAATGTATTTAATCTATTGCTTTAATTAAATAATATTGTGGCAATAACTGATAATAATGGAACTTTCTATTTTGCGATATCTTGCGAAGTTCCAAGTCAAATAGGTATCGATTTACAGGCAAATAATGGTTCTAGATATTATTATCTTTCAGCCAATGATTTTATTTTATGGGGACAATCAACCAGATATAATCATGTATCTTCAAACAATGGAACAACGTATTATTTTTATCAATGCGTTGCTGCCAGCACACCAGGATTTAATTTCGCATCAAATAATGGAACGGGATTTTATTATTCATCCTCATTCAATTGTGTAAAATTTTGTAGTTAAGCTGGGGTTCCTTCTCCAGGCGGTGGTTCTGTATTAGTTTCTCCTCCAAATGGTTCTTCTTGAGGAGGTGGTGCTCCTGTCTCTCCACCAATTGCCGCTGGACCTCCTCCAAAATCAGGAGGCATTCCACCACCAATACCGCCGCCCATTTCTGGAGCTTCTCCAGCCGCCGCTGGTTCTGCAGCACCTTGTAATAATTGTGCTTTCCAATTTGGTCCAGCTGATGAAATTTGTTGAAGTTCCCAAGTAAATGCAGCATCAGATCTTCTGAATTCTCTATCAGCCAACACATCTTTATCACTCCAACCCAAGTATTTTTTCTTTGCAAAAGTGTCAGAAATATTTTGTGTATTCATAACACTACCATACATTTCAACTTTCAATTGTTTCTTTTGATTTTCTCTCATTTCGAAAAATGTTCCAGGTGGAACAAAAGAAATGTCGATGTTTTGTTCTTCGACATCATATTCATCAAATATTCCACGAAGTTTGATATGAGTGATAAATCCTTTTTTAATAGCTGCTGCAAATTTTTGTTGTTGGCGAACTATCATTTTTGCAAATTTCAATTCTTCATTTAAAATTTGAGAACCGTCTGATAATCCGCTATCATCTTTCAATCTACTTGTTGGTACTTTTAAAGAACGATAAAGCTTTCTAAGGAACCAATCCAAAACATCTAAATTGCCATCGCTTGGTTGTCCTCCGAAAGTTTGAACTGATGTAGCTTCTTGACCTTGACGTTTTGCAAACCAATAACTATCCAACATTGACTGTGGATTATATTTTTTAACAATATCATTTTGATCAGAATCGAATGTTTTTGTAGACCAATATTGTTGTTGTAATTTACGAAGATATGATTCTGCTTGTGGAACTGGCATTCTACCAACGTCCACATTAAACATGAAACGAAGAGGAGCGTGTACTAATCTATGTATAACAACACTGTCTTCAATCATTGATAATTGACGATATGCGCGTCTGCAATTTTCAACAAATGGAACTACAAATTCTTTTGTTTCATTATAAGATTCGTTGTTGACATATATAATTTGATTTTCTTCAAATGGAATATATTCAAATCTTTCAACTTTTTTCGGATCGTTTGGATCAAAAACAGGTTTTTTATATAAAAATCCTTTAATCAACATGTTTTGTATATTAGCATATACAGGATCTATATTATCAGCTGGTAAATTTTGAACAGCTAAAATGCCTTGTTTTGTATAATCTTCGTGGATTATATTTTCAAAATACAGTTCACCTTCTATTAAGAATTGTCTAAAATATCTCCATCCTTTATTTTTAAAATCAAAATGATCTATAAATTTATCAAATTCGTCAGTTATTTTTTCTTTTTCAATAGACTTTAAATTATCATTTACAAATAAAAGTTTCAATATATTTGAATTTTCATCATAATTTACACACTCGTCGCAAATTTCATCTAATGCATCTGAAACTTCAGAATATGCAGCTATTGATCTATAATCTCTTAATCTTCCTGGTTTATCTTCTGAAACGGTTGCATACATCACATCACCGAATGATGAATCTTTATGCATCATTCCATATGCAGTGTTATTAAAATCGTTGCTTAATGCTATTGAATTTTTGGAAATTGCTTCTGCTCTTCGCATTCCAACTTTTTTGAAATACTTGTATTTTGTATTTTTATTTTCGTCAGAATCTAAAATATCATAAGAATTTGTACTTCTTGAATTCAAATAAGAAGTCATGGATCTGTCAAAAGTTGCACTTCTCCCATCTCTGGATACAAAATTTCTATTTGAATTTGCTGTTGTGGAACTGTCAGACCCTGCCATATATCTTATTTAGGCTAGATTATTAAATATCAATTCTCAAACACATTAATAAAATTTAGTTTACTATTTTTAACAATTTGTTTATAGTATGATTATAGTATTTGATATTATATACTAGTCAAGGATCGATGAAAGATATTGATCACGAAGTAAGTGGATTATATAGAACTGGCACTAGTGGAACTGTCAAGTCACCAGTAATTACCAAATCGTTGTATAGTGTTTGTTGACTCATATTTTTAAAATTAATAAGTGTTTACGTCTGCATCTACTGTGAATGAACCAATCTTAAATGTAACGTTTGAAGTTGCTGGCACTGGTGCAAATGTACCATATGTAGCTACATTTATAGGCACATTAGAGCTTAAACTGTTTGTTGATGCATATCGCATTACATTTGTTTGGTCTAATCTAATAAGTTTACTAGTTGTTGAACCAGCAGAAGAGTTAAATGTTATATTAGGTTTACCATAAACACTATTCCAAGCAATTCCTCGGAAACCATGAGCTTCTACTGTTGTATCTTCTGACCAATTATATGCAATACCAACAGCAGTATGAACATAATTCACCATTCTAAAATTTGTTGTAATTAAATTTAAATTCATACCAGCTGTTACATTATATGTTGTTACTGACCAATTATCGGTATTAAATAGAGCACCAGTAGCACCCCCTGGATTAGCAGCACCTGCACCATTTAAAAATACTCCACAATACACGAATGGAATTCTTGATGTAACCTTTCCAGTGCCTGTAATATTAAACACAGTAGCAGCTACCGCTTGTATTAATCTTACATCAACACCCAACACACCTGACGCACAATTAAAGAGTGTACCAGTAGAATTATTTGTTGGATTAACGATAGAACTACACTCAAAATTAACAACTGTTGTATTATTACCACTCATTGTTAATACACCTGTTTCACCCGCAGCTAATATGAAATCTGCATATCCTCTAATATTAATTGGAACAGAATTTTGACTATATGAAAACGCTGTAACACCTGTTGCGATATTAACAGTTGTTCCATTTTCAAAATATAAATTACCCTCACCATTAAGGTTGATCTGGGAATTAATTGCATATGTTCCTGCTCTTACATAAACTAAATCACCAGTTGCTACAGAAGAATCAGCTATAGCAGCACTAAGTGTGCGATATGGTTTGAATGAATCATACTTACTAAGATCAGTTCGTGTATCTGTACCTACTCCTGCATCAACATAGATGGTCTTACCAGTAGGGTTATTTACATAAGATCTAGCAGAGAGTGTATCTAATATAGTAGCTGAACTTAGCAATATATTATTTGTAGATAAGTAGTTGGTTACTGTTGGTAAAATCTCTGCTGACTCTTCCCACGACGCGCTCAGTGTATATACTGTTGCAAAAACACTATTCCAATTTGCACTATTAGCATTGACTGTAGTAAAAACATTATTTACTGTTCCTGAAAGATTATTGAAATTTTGAATAGTTGGAACTTCCGATACACTAGGAACATTTAATACATTTCTAGATCCAGAAGCGCTTGAACTTCTTAAAAGATCATCAATATGTTGGCTTACTACAATATCTGACATAATTATATTTAAGGTCTAATATATGTATTTGCACTGTTTGGTTGATAATATGTACTAATCAAATCTGGTTGAATATACATATTTTTATTATTAATGTCATCTATAGAAAATTTATATTTGGAAGATGTCCATCCAGCACTGTTGGCAGTTACTATAGTAAAATCTCCAGACGATCCTGATAAAAAGTTTTCTGGAATTGAAATAGTTACATTATTATCTGTATAAGTAGTTATTAAATTCTCAGGAATTTTATAAGCTGATATGGTTGGGAACTTAGCAGTTTTAATTTCTACAAAGTCTAATAAAAACTCCCGTTTTGAAGAACTCAAATACCAAGTATTATTATACCCAAATCTCTTTCCTAATATCAAGAAATTATTTCTTACTGTATAATTAAATCTTGCAGGTGCTAATAAGGGTATTATATCACCAGATACAGAATAATAAAAATTAGTAAATTCTGGATATGCCGATACCATAACAGTATCCGATTCAACATATGACGCAGATAACGATGGATAATCGTCATATCCTGTTACTCTTGATGCTAAATTTTGATTTATAAATTTAGTATTAACAACATAAATGGGAGCTTCTGGATTTTGTAAAGATGGAAAAAGCCAACCTTTGATAGTGAAAGTTGTATCAGCACTTATTCTATATTTGTCATCTATTCCTAATGTTGTTGGAGTTGTATATGAAATATTTCCAGCCCATTCGATTTGAACTCTCAATTCATCAGTAAAATCTAATCCAAATTCTTCTGGAATTTTCCAAGAAACAACAAAATAGGGATTGCAAACGGTTGCAAAATTTTGAATAATTTGATCAATATCTTCTTTATATTTTGCAATTATAGATACTTTGACATCCATAATTACAGGTATAGGCGTTGGAATTTTACCAACTTTTGAAACATTTCCTAATAATGGTCTATAGATATTTTGATGTTTGTGAACTACTCTATCTGGATCTCTCGATAATCCAGTTTGTTCTATTGAAACCACTGGTAATGTGAGATTTTTCTCTTTTGTTACTATGTCATGGATTACTCGTTGTTTTGGACCATGAATATATCTAACTTGTATTTTAGATTCTGGGTTTTTGGTATTAAAATCGTATCTATAAACAAACGTATCATCAAATGCCGATGTAAAAAGCATTAATAAATCCAACTGCTCACGATGATAAGAATATTTAATCACTTAAATTATTTAAGATTTTCATTCATTATTGAAGCCTGTCTAAAAAGTATTTGGGTAATTTTTTCTTATTTTTAGCAATAGCGTCAAAAATACTACCATCTAAAATATAAGTAATGCATTCATCCGTTGTAGATCTGACTCCTCTTCCACAGGCTTGAACTAAATTACACAACATTTTATTAGAATACCAATTTTTATCAATTTTCATCATTCTTTCAACTCTTGGATCTTTTGTAGGCAACCAAGGAGCCTTTAATACAATTTGAAATTTGGCTAAATCTCCTTTCAAATCTACACCATATGTCATGGATGGCGACACCAACACTGTAGGTTTTGAAGTTTTAACATGTTTTTCTAAAATAATATCATTAGATATCCCAAGTTCTCTACATAAAAATCTATCGGTATTTACATTATCTCTAATATAATCAGATATAAATTGAGTATGGGTGTGAATAATTCCTTTTTCTTCTTTATGTTCTTCTAAAATGCCTTCAATTTGTTTACAAATTTTTGGCAATAATGATTTAAGATTACTATAATTTATTTTTTGTGTCGCTAAAATATAAATAGGTGATTTTTCGGAATCAAAAACAGAATCTACTTCAATATATGAATGTTTTGTAATTCCTAACGTATTACAAAAATTAATAGGATCGATTATAGTAGCACTTAAAAGTATCACATGATCCGCATTATCAAACAAATGCTTACTTAATTTATCAATTTTAAGAGGTATGAATTTTAAAATAGAATCGCCGTGTTCGATTATATATTGACTATCATAATAAGTTTCAATTAATAATTCTATACTTTTAGAAATATTCAAAAGTTTAGAATATTCAGATTTCTTTTTATGAAATTCTGAATTTTTAGTTTTTTTGTTTTTAAAATAATCCAAATATAAATCAATGTTTATTTTTATTTCGGATAATAAATTACCAAGCCAAGACAACACATTGACGGCTTTTTCTTCAGATGGAAAAGCTGATATTTTAATTGATGTTTTCTTTAAAAATATTAAATCAATTTCGCATGTAAATTGATTTACCAATTGTTCTTCTAGCTCTGATGCCTCATCTAATACTAATATTTTTCTTTTCTTTAAATGATCAGGTAATGAAAAATACATACTATAATTCAAAGTTGCAAATTCACTTTTGAGCATTTTATTTCTATCGTTGTAATAACTACATCTATTACAACTCCAGCATTCTTTTTTTAACGTTGGTATATATATACAAGGAGCCACATCAACGGTCAACATATCATCATAATTACATTGATAGTTTGATTGACCTTTCAACACAGATGCAAAATCGAACGAGCTTTTATATTGATCTTGTAACGATTTCGTAATTGTTAAAGCATAAACTCCGAACAAATCCTCTTCATTTACATATTCAGATCCTTTATCTCCAAAAATACTATAATCATCAACCCTTGATTTCCAAGTATCGCTTGGTCCTCCTATGTATTTTGCTAGTGTCGGTGCGAAAAAAGATTTACCAGATCCTGTTGGAGCGTTGCAGACTATGAATTTCTCACCGTTTGAAATAGACTGTTCTATTTTTTTTAGAATCTTAACCTGTGACGATGATGGAGTATATGATTCTGGAAAATTAAGTATTAAGTTAGACATTTCAAATAGCTTAACCTGAAATGGAAAAATGTCAAACTGTTAAAACTTCATAAACAAATAATTATTGTATAATTTAGATGCATTGCTTTTATCGCAAACTAACATCTTATAATAATTTTCATTTGATGGTGGGCAAAATGCACTCAAGCAGTAATCAAACAAGAATCCATCTTCAATTTCCACCAATTTGAATGGGTATGGAAGTTCATATTCTTTTTCTATATTGTCGGATAAAATTTTAAATTTTATAAAAAATTGTTTTATATTAAAAACTTTAACTTTTCCAGAACGTATACATTTATTGTCAATAGTGAAATTGACATTTTTTAAGATACATTTTTTTAATTGTTGATCGATATTGTTCATTTTAAGTATCCATAAAATTCATTTTTTGTTCAGGTGTCATAGTATAAAGAACTTCATTATAATATTTCCAAAACATATCATTCCCTGGAATAGTTTGAATCAAATAGCAATTCTCCATACTAATATTTCTATAATCTTGCATTATAATGTCCCAAGCTACAACTATATTATGTTTTACTTCATCTATCCTTCTAGGGGTTTTGGGAAAACGAAAGTTTAAAGATATCTTTCCATTTGTACTGTTTAAAATTTCAATACTGTTTGTACATAACATTCTTCTCCATTGAGCTCTTGGTGGAACTGGGGCTCTTTCTGGAGTTCTTCTTAAAAATATAATTTCACAAACGTTGGAACTTACTAAATTTTTTAATTCAGATCTGCTTATTTTTCTTCTGTTTCTATTATTGATATTTCTTAAAACTGCATTTTTTGTATTTTTAAAAAATGCAAAAGCTGTTTTTACAATATCAGATAATTTAGGAAGATTCATCTAAATTATTTATTTTCAGTCTTATCATTAACTTTACAAATTCCAAACATCCTCTGCTCATTTATAAACAGTCCGTTTTTAATTTTACCATAACCTTCAACTTCTAAATTGGTAATTGGAATGCCCATATTATTAGGGAATACTACAACATCTCCAACTTTAGCATATTGAACTCTGGGTCCATTCAGGATAACCTTTCCTTTTCTCCAAGCATTGTGAACTTGATTTATAGGAACTGCAATTCCTCCTCTTAAAATATATTCCGAACCGTCTTCACCGCCATGTAAATCACAATATTCGATTAATATGACATCATCAAATAAATTTGATAATTGATAATCATCTAACCCAAAATCACTGGGTAGCATTTTATCTGAAAGATCTATGTGTGATTTTTGAGGAGCTAAAACATCTATTGAAACTGACATATATAAATTTAATTATATATCATTAGATGTCAAGTTTTCCCATTCTTTTCTTGAATAAAAATCAGGAACTGCTTTGACAATATCTTTCTTTGTCTTTTCCTTTTTATTTTTTTTAATGTAATTGATCTTTTTATTTTTTAATTTAGGAATTACATTTTCATAAAATTTATATTCATCTTCTTTAGTGTAAAAGATATTTTGATATTTATTAATTGTAGAATTAATATAATCTATGTATTTTCCATTTTCATAAAATGAAAAATATCTCGTTACCATATAAGGAACAAACTCTTCTAAAGTTTCCGAATCTATTTCCTTAGAAGGATTTTCAAATAATATATGATTTATTGCTTTAAACATTATTCCAATAAGTCATCTACAATTTGATAGATGTTTTTTTCTGGTTTAAATCCCAAACTATTCAACTTATTAGTATCTAAGTACATAGATTCGACTTGAACTATTTTATGAAAATCAGTAGCATCCATAATTCCAATTTTACTAGTTGAATTTGTTTTTTCAACAGCGTAATCAATTATAGATTTAAAAACTATAGGAATTCCGCACCCTAAATTATATATTTCATTGAAGTTGCCACGCTCCATTACATATTTGATACCTTTGGCAACATCACTAACGTGTATAAAATCTCTATAAAAATTGCCATTATTATAAAGATTTATATCTTTATTTTCTTTAATCTCACTTATTAAAAATTGAAGAGCGTTTTTCTTTTTAGAAATTTTACCATCAGAATTTCCCAAAACATTTCCAAGCCTTATGATTTTATATTTTATATTAAATGTTTTACAATAAGATTCTAATAATAATTCTGCAGCGTATTTGGTTATTGAATAAAATCCTTTAGGTTTACATATAGAACTTTCAGTTGCTGGTAAATCAGTCTCTCCATAAACGAACCATGAACTTATAAATGTAAATTCTATATTTTTATTTTTACATTCATCCAATACATTCATAAGATGGATTAAATTAGTGTTGATGTCTTTTTTAGAATCTGTCAATACATTGTAATTATCTACCGTACTTATAAAATATAAAACTTTATCACTGATAGGGATAAAAGAATTTCTATCTATAATTGTAACTTCATCTTTAAATTGCTGGCAGAATTCACTACCGACAAATCCAGTACCTCCAAAAACCGATATCATAATTATTTTCTAAATTTTGAAATTACATCTTCAATATATTCAAACACTGGAGTTGTATAATGAGGAGCAGCTCCAATGAAGAATACTTTATCTAAAACTTTATTCGCTTCTGGATATTTTTTATAATCATCCAAGTGTTTGTATCCTGGATGTAACAAAATATTACCAGCAAAATAGTTTCTAGTCTGTATTTTATTATCCTCTAAGTATTTGACTAATTCGGGTTTTAATCCACTTTCTTCACAAATGAACGGAGTTCCAAACCAGCAAGGATCTGCCTTATCTAAGGTTTTAGGAATTTTAACATTCGGAATATTGTTACAGAAAATTTTAGAAATTGCATCTCTAGAAATTCTTCTATTATTTTCAATTTCATCTAATTTTTCAAGCTGAACCAACCCGATAGCACCTTGCATATCCAATGGTTTTAAATTGTATCCCATTTCAGAAAATACGTATTTATGATCAATCACACCATCAAAATTCTCAAGCCAGTTATCGAATCTATTTCCACAAGTACCGCATGGTAAAAGATTGGCAGATCCTACACAATAACAATCACGACCCCACCAGCTTAAACTAACGAAAAGCTTTTTAAGATCGACATCATCAGTGCATACCATACCGCCTTCACCTGTTGAAATATGATGGGCTGGATAAAAAGAATTTGAATAAGCTACATAATATTCATTTAGATATTTTCCATCCCACTTGCTTCCAAGACTATCGCAGTTATCCCCTACAAGTTGAATTCCATGCTTTTCGCTAATTTCAATCAATCTATCCATATCTGGAGGATTTCCTAAAACTGGAGATATAAAAATAGCCTTCGTCTTGTTTGTTATTTTAGATTCAATTTGGTCAATATCAAAGTTCAAAGTGTCCCATTCGATATCTACAAAAACTGGGGTTAGTCTGGTTTGATAAATGACGGAAATTGTTGTTGCAAATCCAACAGGTGATACAATTATTTCATCACCATCTTGCCAATTAAATCTTCTTTTCAATGCAGATATTAAAATCAAATTGGCTGAACTTCCAGAATTCACCATATGACCATATTTGGTATTGAACCTCTTGGAAAACTGACTTTCAAATTTATGAACTTTTTCACCAGCAGTGATCCATTTACCATTTAAAAACGAATCTAAAGCAGCTTCTGTCTCTTGATTATCCCAATATGGACCAGAATAATATATTGGTGTTTTACCAGCTTTAAATTCTTTTGCATTGTAGATATAAGGTGAAACGTGATTACCTACCAATGTTTTAATATCTTCTTTTAAAATCATATTCTAAAATCTACCAAATTTTTTTGAAATGTCAAATCATTTAAATAGTTGAATATTTTGGATTGAAAATATAACACTCTAATCTTTCAACAATCCAGGGTGCAAATTCATAATCTATTAAAAAATCTACAACTTTTTTATAAAAATCTCTAGTTCTTAAATGAGCATGTTCTTTTGTTATTGAAAAGTGACCCCCAGGAATGAATTCATAAAAGTTAGGGGGTTCGTTATTAAAAAATAAATTCCAATATTTATCAGCATCAATATGAAAATCAGCAGATGCATGAGGATGTCCTTTACTATCACATGAAAGTATATTACCATTTCCATGATGAATGGATGGATATAATTCCCACATAATACCACCACTTGATGATGGTGTCTGTATACTATTCCAATGATATCCGCAATAACCTCCTATTTTTAATTGTTCTTTTTGTATAGTTGGAATATCATTTATAATTTCTATTATATTTTCCCAGTGATCGAAAGGATAATCTTGTGCAAAATATGTTACATCAGAAAGATTATTATAATTTTCAAAAATATGATTAAAGAATGTATGCACACATCTTCCTTTATTATTCTCTATATAAATTTCATTTATATCCTCACTTCTGTTTCCTTTTCGATATATAGTTTTCTTCACATCGGAATTTAATCTACTTAACCAATGTAAATCTTTATCATATGCTGCTATTACTATTTCTTTTTTCATATTAAAAATAATGTCCATTGTGAATATAATATTGGTTTCCTTTATAAATAAAATTATAATTGTTATATTTTATATGAAATCCTACCATTCTTTTTTCAAAACAATTTCCTCCATAATCTGGACCATGATATATAATGTTAGAAATATTTTCATCAACGTTATAATCAATATTTTTTAATTTATCGACAGCTCCCATAAAAAATTGATCTGTGAATCCACATTTGTGATTAAACTTATTATTAACTAATTCAAATTTATTTAAAATTCTACAACATTCATTTTCTTCATATTGAGGAACAGTAATTCCATTTTCTTTAATTTCATTATTTTTTATCCATGATACCATGGTAGTTGAACATAATTTATTATTATCAATCTCATACATAGAATCTTTTAAATATTCATCATTGATAAAAATATCATGCATACAATCACTAGCTACATTTAATAAATATTTGGTAGTTGTATTATCAATAACAACAAAATAAGGTATGGTATAATAATACCCGTGTGTATTTTCATCAATATTTAAATTATGTTTTTTTATAGATTCATTTTTATGGTCATCAACATACAATAATTTAAAATCAAATTGTAATTTTAAATTATTAATTTTTTCTAATAATATATTAATCGATGTTATATTATTAACTGTTAAACATTTTTGTGATATATACTTCGAATTAAATTTAAAAAACCATGAATCTTCTGAAAGAAGTTCATTAAAATTATTTTCATATATAATGGTGTTTAAAGTAATCATATCAATCAAACAATCCCTTTCTACCATGAAAAGCAAATGGTTCAATTCCCATGGTTTCTGGTAATTGAGTTTCGTGTGAAAAATATTTAGCAACATCTATATCTGCAAATTTAATACCGTGTTCTTTATATATATGTCTATAATTTACACAAATAAAACCGTCTTCGTTATAATAGCCATGAAATGGTTTCCATTCTAAATTTAATTTTACAGGTAAATCTATTAATTTTTTACTTCGTAATGATACACTATTACCAACTCTTATAATTTCACCATTTATATCTCTATAAGAAAAATCATCCATCGGCAACGGCCAAGGCGCTCCAATATAATCATATTCAAAAAACTCTGGTCTCCAAGATTTAGGATTTATAATAAAACCATCATCATGAATAAGTATAGCAAATTTGGTATCTATATGCTTCCCAAGTTTATAGATAATTGAATAATTCCAATCATCTATATTAGACATTTTCTCAGTATATTCATGGATAATATCACTAGGAAGATCATCTGGTTTAATATCTGAAATAATTTTTATAGCTCCAAATTTTATATCTCTAGAACTATATTGCAATGCTTTTATAGTTTGAGGTATTTTCACAGATGTCATCGCTATAAGCGTTACATTTGATAAATCTAACATAAATTTATTTTATCATGTGTTGATATTTTTGCAAATTATTTAAAATATATTCTGGATAAGATGAATCAATCTCAACTTTCGTCAAAGATCCTCTAAAAAATGGATCTATATTATTTTCTATGTTTTTATCAACATTATCTATATATTCTGAAGTATTCAATTCTTGATGTGAATACGATTTAATTTTCAATTTAACTTGTTCAGAACCTCCCATGAAACTAAAATGCCACCCACCTTCAGAAATTTCGCAATTTTGTTGCGCTCTTAATTTATTGAATGAATATTTTTTTAAGTTTTTATATAACCCCATTCTAGAACCTTTCCATGAAGTTTCTTTCAATAGATTTATATAATAATAATAAGTCTTTTGATTAAATGTAAAAAATTCATAATCTTTGATAAACTTATCGACTTTTTCTAAAACTTTAGGATTTGGAATTTCATCACAATCAGATAATATTACAATATCATCATCTTCACAATTTTCTAAACCTCTTCTGAGAGATTCTTTTTGAAAAAAATCTCTACCGAAATGACTTTCTGTTATTTTATTAAACAGAGTTGTTTCATTTATAAATGAATGAATATCATTAACGCATTCTTCATCGAATGTATTTACGTTTGATGAAATTGGAAGATTGGAAAAATTTGTAGGAATATCATCAATTTTCAAATGAATAATCTTATGTAAGAATTTTGAAAATCTATGTTTATTATTTTCAAAAATATATTCTTTATTAATTCCGCTGTGTGTTACGGAAGCTTCACAAATAACAAAATAATCAACATAAGAATCTAAAACATTTAATCTTAATTCAAGTAAATCCAATTCATTAAAAAAAATAAAACAGTCGTAAATTTTTCTCATATTTATATGATATTATGTTTTTTATAAAATTCAGTTGCTTCAATTAAACAATCATCATAATTGAATAATTTACCTTCTCTATCCATAAAAGTAAATTCTCTTGTATACGAATTACCAAGAGCCCAATACCCATTGCTGACATTATGTCTAGCCCAATATTTAGGAGCTATAGTTTTTTTGGATTTTTTGTTTAACCAAGCAGCCCACCATCCAAATGATGAATTTGAAATTATCAACCAATGAGCTTGATTAACTACATAAAAATCAAAACCTGCATCAATATGCAACGTTTGAATATCAAACGGCATATATTCTTTACACAGCTCAGGATCATCAGTTATTGCTAAAAAAACCATAAATGGATTAATTGCTAACATATGATTGGTAGCATCTTTCCAATATTCTTTTCTCAACAAGCACGTGGAAATTCCTCTATATTCCCCCCCTCTGAAATTAATAACGCATAAATTTTCATCCAATTCAATACCTAATTCTTTTAATTTATTATCGTATTGATTTTTATATTCTGGTTTTATAGAAAACCATTTTTCAACATCAGACTTTCTATCTATTAGATAATCTTCACATTGAAACAATCCACCATATGCACCATTTTCTCCTAATAGTACCGTGTTATCTTCAATATCATAGATTCTTTTGTCCAACATCGCGATGTTAACTATATCCACATGTTGTATATGAATCCATCTTTCATGAAATGAATTAATTATACCATCAACAGGTTTTCCATAATCAATCTCCATGAATTCCATTTGGCTTTTACCATTAAAATAATCATGGCTTGGTGTTGAATTTATACCCCAATCATAACCTTTATGTTCGGCTATCATTCTACATACAGCGTATTGCCACATGTGATTTCCTAAATTACCAGTTAAATTGGTTGTTATCATCTAAATTAAAGTTATAAATTTTATTGTTTTTCTATAATAATTAGAAAATTATCGTATTGAGGTTGACCTCTATCATATCTCAAATCAGCTGTAATTATTCTATAATTATCATCAACTAACTTTCCTATTTCTTCTATCCATCCCTCTGGGTGCTGACAATCTTCTATAATTAAAACACCACCATCGTTAAGTTTTGATAGATAATTGGAAACTGTAAATAGAACATCACTCAAAAAATGACTTCCATCATCTATAATAATATCAAAAGTTAAATTACTTAAAATTTTTGTAACATTATTAGATTTAATATCATCAAATATATAATTAAAATCCTCTCGTCTATATTCTGGTAAAATACAATCTACTATATCTACACCATAAATGTTAGAATTTTCAAAGTAATCTTTCCATGCCAGCATACTACCACCCTTTTGAATTCCAATTTCTAATATATTGAAATTTGATTTTCTATCAAATTTTTCAAATATTTTATCATATGATTTTCCATATGTGTGACCCCTAAGATGATCTGAAGGATATAAAGATCCTTCATTTTTATCACTTTGATATTTTAAAAATAACTCAGATATTTTCATTATATTTTAATTTAATATAATTGGTTTCTTTGTCAATTAAAGCTTGATTGATTGATGTTTCTGTAGTTTGTCCACTCCATGTTGTAACTGTAGCTATAGGGTCATTACATTTTAAAATTGTAGGATGACCATATTTTATCATCATTCTGTGATAAAATTCTATATCCATAAACCATAATAAATTTTCATCGAAATAATTATTATCATTCAAAAAAGCCGTCACCGTTGGAGGTCCAATTGTGTTAATTCCTTCTAAAATTCTATCATTATAGAAAGGAGTTCTTTGATTATAAAATGAATCTGTCGAAAGATCTAAATGAGTATATTCATGAGCTATCCATGGGGAATTCAAATTATCCAAAATAGCTTTTAGAGAATTTGAAGAATTTAAAAAATCATCTTGAAATAATGGTTTTATATATTCCCCAGAACTCTGTCTAATACAACTATTAATATTTCCAGACATTGAACCTCTGCATTCTTCATTTTTATAATATTTTAAATTTATATTTTTATACTTATCACAACATTTTTTTATATCATCATTTATAGAATGATCGGATATTACAATTTCAATTTTAGAAAAATCAATATTTTGCGATTCGATAATTTTTAAAGATTTTTCTAAAAATTCAACGCCTTTTCCACTCATTTCATAACACGGAATAGCGACTGATAATTTAAATTTCTTATTTAAATTCATTTATTATTTCTATATAATAAATTTAAATTATTTTGATAATATTTATGTTCGGTTCTAATAGTATTATCGTGATGAATATGCCAACATATAGCATCTGATGAGCTTATACCAGCTACTTTATTTTTAAGACCTGATTTGGTGTATATATCAACATCTTCACATCCCCATCCGATAAAATTAGTATTATATCCTCCAATTCTTTCAAATGCCACTTTTGATATCATATTAATCCCACCGACAGAGTGATCATGCGCTACTGTCATATATTCATTGTCATAACCTATGTGGCGTTCTGATAATAAAGATTCCAATTTAGAGAAATTAAATTCTACCAATAAATCTCTATGTTCTTTTTTAACATCTACAAAAAGACCATTATATGGATATACGTGATCTAGTTCACCATTCAATATTAATTTTTGAGAATGTTGTAAACATTCTGGCTTCACTAAAACATCAGTATCATAAAAACATAAAACTTTACCAGATGCTATTTTTGCAATTTTATTAAAACATAATGTTCTTTGATAAATGTCGTCATTCTTAAAAAATCCTACTGATATCTTAGGATATTGTTCTTTAAGATTTTCTAATTCGCTATCTAATTCAGAATCATCATTGATAATGAATAATTCTTTATAATCAATATAAGTATCAAAATAATTTAAAATACATTTAAGATTGAAAATTCTATCATCGGAATCTCTTCTAAAATGTATTATGAATGATGTTTCAGTTAAATTATACTTCGATTTTTGTAAAGTCTGATCTGTATATGTCATAATGATTTTCTGAATTATTGAACCATCTATTTGGAACAATTATGTTATCTTTTTCTTTGCCTAGCAAAGATGCCCACCAAGAAAATGATGAATTACTGCATACTATATTTGTATGCAAACTCATTAAAGTCAAGTCTTCTAATTCCGAATGTGATATTATTAAATTGAATTTTTGATTTTTAAATTCATTACATATAAAGTCGGGAGAATCAGTAAAAACATTTATTTGATAATGTTCAAATGCTTCGAATTGTTTATTAAAATAATCAGTGTTGCAAACATTATATATATGAGAATAACTAATATAATCTCCTCTTCTTATATGAAATGCAACATTTTTTTCTTGCATAAAGGAACTATCAAGATTTGGCAAACTTAAACAATTTACAAATCCATCCTTATGTTCTATAAAATATTTATCAGATTGAAAATAGCCATGAAACGATACATCCCCATCATGATATGGAAGTTCTTTATAAATTAAACTTTCTTCTTCAATTTTTGTAGTTTCTGGAGTAGAATATAAATGGTATTCAAAATTTTTAAATATTGAATCTTTATATTTTATTGGATTAACTCCTTGAGATGCGCTCCAATCTGATATATCTATATATAATTTTTTATTATATTTCTTACAATAAGAATAAGCGGCGGCTATTTGAAACAATTGATTTCCTAACCCACCTCCAACTTTTACAAAACATTTATTCATTTAAAGCAAGATTTAATATCTATATCTTTTAAGTATTCTGTTTCGATATCGTATTGATTTTTTCTTTGTTGACCAATATTCCAAAGAATTTCATGTGGATGAGTTCCACCAAAATCAATATCAGTATCATCTTCTGAAGAATTAAATTTTTGACAATGCCATGACATTCCTCCGTAATGTTTAAAATATTTGTTTTCTAAATCTACATCTCCAATCAGTAGATTAGATTTTTCAACATCTTCAAACATTGTAGAACCTATATCATATACTTTTATATTGTCCTCTTTGCTTTTCTTAACTCTTTCTCTATCGAAAAACTCAATTTTTTTATTTTTCAAAATTTCATAATTCATGAAACAATACCAAGGTTCCACTCTTTCATACAGATTTTTACCAGCGACATTGCCGACAACTTTACCCATAAGAGTTAAATTTGAAGATTTGAATTTTTCAAAAGCTGGGAGAAAATCTTTTAAAAATATTACATCAGAATCCACCAATAGAACATATTTAGTTTTTACTTTTTTAAAGGCTAAATTAACAGATTCACCATGCGATCCTCCTCTAAAATTATAATAAGGTATATCATTATCTGATAAAATTTTATCAGAATCTTGGGTTGTTGATGTATTCATCACAATAACCTTCGGTAACTGTGACGATGTTTCTTTTACGCTTTGCAACAGTCTTACTATCTGTATCGGCGTATTATAATTGCAAGTTATTAATGTTAAGTCCATACTTTATTTTTTATATTATTCATTTGCTAATATTTCATACGAAAAGTAGACCTATTCCAGCCCATTCTTTATCAGTTTGGTATTCTTCAAATTTAGTTGCTTTGTATTCATTTTTCAAATCTCTCCAAAACTCACCGACATAGCATCCATGTGTATGATGAAAATGTGAAATGGCAATGTCGTGAAATGCGACAGGTGTTCCTTTTTTAAGGTACGGTAAAACATTATAAAAGTCAGCTTTAACTCCTTCATATGAATGATCACCATCAATAAACACAAAATCCCAATCGAATGCTCTTACATTTTTTATTATGTTAGGATCATGGCTATCTCCTCCAAAATATTGATAACTTTCACTCGCTGGGATACTTGAAGGATCGAAACGGCATGGATTATTATTATCCACAGTTATCATATTTTTTGCAAAATTACTCAAATAATAAGTCGATCCTCCATCATAACAACCGATTTCAAAAATGTTGATTTTCTTATCTTTGTATGGTTTTACAATTGCAGTGTCAATCAACCAAAACCATTCCTCTTGGATTTGTTGAATTTTATATTTATTTTTAGCTATTTCCCAAATATTATTGTCCATATTCTTTTTTAATTTTTTTAATAGATTGTATTACTTCTTCTTCTCTAGAGAATGGAACGGCCCGTGGTACAGTTCCATGCTTCAAAAAGAAAATTTCATCAGATTTAGAGACGATTTGATTTAAATTAGGCTTAGATGAAATTGTAGATTGTTCCATACTCCAAGCTTCGTCTTCTAGATATTCCCAAGAATTTTCAATATCCGCATTATACCAAAATGGAGGATGCATGCCTTTTTTAATAATTTCATATGTATGATCTACATGTTCACATGCATTATAATATCTTTCATCAAAATATCCTGCTTTTTCTATACAAAGTTTGGAAAAATAAGAAAACGCACCAACGGCTGCTGGATATAATGGAATTTTCAAAGTTCCATAATCAATTATCATTATAGGATTTGCATTTCCACTAGGCCATGATTTGTTCATAACTCCGTGTTGAGAATAATTAAAATGCTGTATTCCTGATATTTTAGATGATTCTATATATCTTTCAAATACATTTTTATTTTTAATAAAAATATCATCCTCTATTAAAAATAGATGATCGCATCCAGATTCATGTAAATGTTTAAGAGCTATATTTTTAGACTTACCCACTCCAAGATTTTGCGGGTTATTAACCCAGTTGCTATTTAGAATAGGAAATTGAAATTTTGAAAAATCATTAATAGATTCTCCATCATTTACAACTATCAATTCATCAATAATTGATTCGCATTGATTTAATGAATCAAGTAATTTTCTAAGGTTGTCAATTCTATTGTAAGTGATAATACCAACCCCTATTTTCTTATCATTTAACATTATTTTTTAAGGTTGCTAATTTCTTTCATTAAATTTATAACTTCAGCATCATCACTTTTTGCTTTATTTTGATCAATAAGCATTTGTTCTAGAATTTGAAGATTTTCTTCACTAAACAAAGAACTATCAGGCTCGATTAATCTACCTGTATCATCAATAAATTGAGAAATATAAAAAATTCTATCATCGACGGTTTTTCCCTCTACTGGAATAATAGCTGGACAATCTTCTTTTGGATAGAAAATATCAGTTTCTAAATCATTAGAATAATGTTCATATAATTGTTTAAAAACACCATCAACTTCTTTGATATAATCAGTATTAGTATCTCTTGTGCCATTATCTAAAACTTTAATATCTGAATCATATTCTAACCAAAATATGATATCTATATTTTTCATGCTTTCTTTTACAAAAGAAATAGAAGCGGCAGTCACTTCATCTGAAACTTGATCATATGAATTTGCAACTAGTGTGTATACTAGATTATCCCATGTGCATCTATCGAAAATTATATTATCTGTAGATTTAAATCCTTCTTGGACTTTCATCATAGAATCCAATATTAATAATTGAGTTTCTTCATTTGTTTTAGTCGAATGCTCTAAATTATGCTCTTTTAAAATATCTCTGTAGGATTTCATCGGAGTTGCATACATTGGCCATCTTCGAAGAAATGAATTTATTAATGTTGATTTGCCAGAATTTGAAGCACCGCTTATTGCTATTCTCATTCAAATATTTTACATATTTTTAATAAAAGTCAAGCCAATAGGTTATATTATTTAGTCATTTAGATCACTATCAAAAATGCAATACGGGCCTTCAATTATCAATTAAATATTAATACATGAGCACAAAAAAATCTACGCGCAAGCGTAAGGAAACCTCGTTGGATCTTGAAAAAGAATTTATCGAATCTTATAAGAAAAATTTCGATTTCGAGAAAGTTAATTTAAAAAAACACTTCCCATTTACGGAAAATCAAACCCAGTGTTACTATACAATAAACGATCCTAATACAAATATTATGTTTATTGATGGTCTCGCAGGTACAAATAAAACTTATATGTCTGTATATGCGGCTTTAGAGCATCTAAAAGAATCTAAAGTGGATCAAATAATTTATATTAGATCTGTCGTAGAAAGCTCATCTAGAAGCATGGGCGCTCTTCCTGGGGAACTTGATGAAAAATTCAGTCCTTATACCATGCCGTTAATGGATAAATTGAACGAAATTGTTGATCCAACAGTATCTCATATGTTATTAACTCAAAAATATATAAGAGCAATACCTGTAAATTTTGTCAGAGGATTAACATTCCATGATTCATTTGTTATTGTCGATGAAGCCCAAAACATGAGTAGAGGAGAATTAACAACTATTTTAACCAGATTTGGCAGAAATAGCAAATATATCGTTTGTGGAGATGCTAAACAATGTGATATTAAAGATTCAGGATTTGAAAAAATCCATCAATTATTCAATACTGAACATTCAAGAAAAAATAACATACATTGTATGAAATTTGATTCTGATGATGTTGTAAGAAGTCCTATATTAAAACATATTACGCAAGTTTTAAAGGTTTAATCACCCCCAACTTGTACCAGAAAACCAACCAGCACCTTTGTTATTTTCAATAGGTGCTGCTCTTGGTACTTTATTAGCAACACTGGTAACTTCTTCTACTGTTTCTGCTGATGTAATACTGATTTCAGGTTCTACATTCGTAGTTTCTGTAACTTCTTGTTCTGGATTTACAAGAGAAAATGATTCATCATTTGTTGCTTGAATTTCAATCTTCATAATTATATTTTAATAAATATAAACTAAATGTCAATCAGGGGTTTGAATAATTACCATTCGAATCCACTATAATATTCATTTTTCTACCTTGATTTTCAATTTCAACATTGAAATATTTCATTCTTGTTCTTGAATCAATATAACTAAGAGTTGGATTGTTTAATAAAGTTATATTTTTACTTGACAATCCTTGTCTTATGTTTGCAGTCTCTTGAGGACTTGCATAATTAGTTTTTTGGGGTGTATTATTAGTTGTATAGCCTTGTTTACCCTCCTCAGATGATCCTTTGATAGCCCTGCCTAAACCAACAGCTGCTTTGTAAGGGTCTTTATAAAGGCTTTGTAATTCGGGAGCAACTTTACCTAATGTATAATCAACCCCTCTAGCTACTCCTCCAGCTACTTTACCGATCCCTTTCCAGAATCCTTCATTTAATAGTTCTTTCTGTGAATATTTTTTCATAAATCAACTTCTAAATTTTTATCTGCAATATTATTTATACTCACATCAATTAAAGCATCCAATTCATTTTCAATAAAGGATTTACCTATTAAAACTTTATGAGTATTTGATGATCTATTTCCTATGCTGAATGGTATATTTTCGAATGTTCGATCTCCCATTTTTAAATTGAAATTGACAACTGGTCTCTTTTCCATTTTTCCAGCCCCTATATTTATTGTTATCTGATCTATCAGTTCTTTTTCTAAAGAAATAGAATGCACTGTTGTAAATCTAACCAATTTATTCTTTTCATCTATTTCAATATCATTACCATGAAGAACATTATAAGCACCGTTACCGCTATCTATTTTTGAAGAAATTGTCCCAAGATCCTCAATATGGATATCTTCTATTAATCCAATGACATATTTCTCATAAAAAAATGATTCGAAATTATCCATTTTTAATATTCATATTCTGAATGTTCATGTGAGCCATTAGCATAATCAGCTTTAGCGCTCAATCTAAAATATACATCTGAAGTGTAATCAGCAGCTTTGGTAATTTTAGCAGCCATCCATTCTTCAAAATTAGCATCACATACCATATTTTCTAATCGTTTGGCAAATTCACAGAGTTTTTTAATTTCAGATTTGATCATTTCATTTCTTTCATGATCATCTTCATCAAGATCTTCTTCTTTGTATTCTGGTTTAACTGGTTCGGATGTATCAAATGACATTACGACATTTTTAACATCATCTAATTCTTCATCACCGTGAAAATGTTCTGCATCTTCCGAGTCATCTCCCATAGCATTAGCTACAGCAGATCCTCTCGCCTGTTCATATTCAGAAAGCTCACCGTCATCATTAAGATCTGACTTCTCAACGTCCAATCCATGGTCTTCCTTTTCTTCAGATTCATCTGAATAGTTTTGACGTTTTTGAATACTTGGGATGTTAGCGTAATTTTCCCAAATAAGTCCATTTTCTTTTAATTTGAAATTCATAGTATTATTTAATCTACTTGATCAGAAAGATCTCTAATTTGATTTGAATCAATTTGAGAACTTATCATTTTTTGAATAATTGGTAATACTTCAGCTCTTGCATTTTTAACCTCTTTATCTTTCATTTTGTAAATAAGATTATCAAGTTCTGTATTTTGTTCAGGAGTGGGTTCAAATTTTGCAGCATGTAACATTTGAAGGATATAATCATTTTCAGACTCTGCTGTGAATGGTAATTCTTGAGCAACTGGCTCTTGAGTAACATCATTAACGTCAACAGCAGCATCGGCTGTTGGTTGAACATCCATTTCTCCTTGTTCTTTGAGAATTTGGGAATATTTATTTATGAGTTGGAGTGTTTTACTTTTCATAAAGATGGAGTTTTAAAACTTTTCAATTGTTCAGTTTTCTTCAAATATGAAGGAAGTACTTTATTTGCCAATCCTTTAACTACAGACATTCTTGCCTGTTTAGCTTTATTAGCTTTTGGATCTATGTCAGCTAAAGAATCTACAACAGTTTCAGCTTCTCCATCTTCCTCAGATGGTTTTGTATTGACTACATCCTTAACTTCCACAACAAAGACTTTATTCATATCTTCTGTATCATGAACATAAAAAGTGTTAGTTGATTTAACTCTTCCATATTTTATGTCGTTACTTTTTAAAAAATTAACGAAATTATATGCAACATCGTCAAGATTTTGATCATTTGTTGGATCAAAATCTTCAATTAATTGAAGAAACTTACTCATATATAATATTTATGTAAATAAACGCAGCTTATTAGAAAAATCATTGAAATAAACATCATTCAAATACACAAACCCATTTTTTTCTAAATATTTTTTAATTTGCTTGAATGATTTTACTTTCCTTTCTTGATTCAAGAAATTTATAATTTTAGTAACAGTATCACAACAGCCTATTTCCATCAATGTTGATATATTTTCAAGACTTTTGTAGTCCTCAAGAATAGTAATTCCAAATAATGTTTTTAATTTTAAAACTAGTTTATTTCTAAAATCATCTTTAGTTAAGATATTGCTGTAAAAATATAACTTTTCTTTATTTTCTCTAAATTTTACGTAATGAGTGAACGTTTTTATAAATTCATTCATGTAAATTTTTTTATTATCTCTATTTCTGAAATCGAAATTGATAGGTAGTGATAAATTATTTAAATAAACACAAAAATTATCATTTGTTTTTTTAAAAATATAATCAATATCCACCATTTCTTTATTTTCTTTTTCAAAAATTAATGAAACTGTTAAATTATTTGTATTTTTTTTAATAAAAGTCATTTAAAATTTAAAATTTTTATATTTCTCCTCTAAAGATTTAGGAACGCTGTTAATTCTAACATTTATTATGCCATTGTATGAGCTTTTGTCAAATAGAACATTATATTTCATCTGTTCGTACATTTCTAAAAACTTCATTTCCCATTGATTTTCACACATGTGTAGAATTTTTCTTTCAAAATATTCCAAACCGTATGTTTCTATATCTTTTTTCAATTCTTCTGAACTTCCCCAATAAGAATCTACATTATTATCAACATAGTCTATTCTATTTCTCTTTTTACCTTTTAATGGTTTTCTTTTTATTCTTTTTAATATTTTTTT